ATCTTTTTAATCTTTTGATATACGGAAACCCTTTATGCTGTATATCTATTAAATTTTTTGATTCAATCTTTTTTATCATCGAATCCAAATTCATCTCATCATCTTTTGGATCTATTTTTTTATATATTTGATTTTCAATTCTAAAACTATCACCTTGACTTTGATATGTATTAGTTTTTACCGTCTGAACTAACTCCCACTCTTTTTGTCTCCAATTCCCTGTAGATTTTAATAAATGATAAAATATTCCCTCAATAATAGATACACCCGTAATGATATAATTTTTATATAACATAGTAGTAATTTAATTCCTGTAACTGTAATTCTATATATTGTATGTACTGCAAACTATATACAATATTCTTTTTTAACTCTCGGGGCATATTGCACAAACTCCCTTGACTTACAAATGTTTCAAATTGAGATACAGAAATCGGTTTCCATCTATCAGCATTTATTATATTATTTTCTCTTATTAACGTTCCAAATGCCGTCAATCCTTCTGTGTTTTTTCTTGGATATTCCATTTTCTCATTCCTCATTTAATATAGTTTGCCCTGATCATATTCCGGTTCTTTCTGTGCTTTCCCGGTCTTGATCATTCTTTTCATGTCCGATATAAAAGAAATAATTCACACCAAAATACTTTTCATACTCATTCAACGCTTGCTGCACTTCCACGTGATCACACCGCCCTATCTTTGAAGAAATTAGCCCAGTATGGATTTTCTTCATCAAATATTTTTTTCTGTTCGTCAATCAGTTCATGTGGGTAATCTCTGAACATATTGAAAATATGTTTTTTGTCAAAACTAAATAACCACTCACCAACTTTTTCATGATCGTCTACCCACCATATTTTATCATCAGGGTTATTTTTGTACCACTCATAATTTTTTAACTGTTTCACATATTCACCGCCCTTGATTATTTGTATTTTATCATGCTCACATACACCTGACAACTCATATAACGGTTATATAGGTAAAAAAAAGCAAAGGTGCAGAATTGTATACCTTTGCTTTTTTAGATAGTATATGATTGTTATTATCTTCTCCCTTCCTTATCAAAAATCTTACCAAGTTCTTCATCCATTGCCGGGGCAAGTTCACCTGCAAGCACTCCTGTATCTGTTACCAGTTTCAGGTTCGCAAGTTGTGGCAACCAGTTATACAAAAATTCAATCAACGTATTGAGGTCGAGACGTAATGAATGCACTTCATCTACCACACCGTCATGTGTTGCCCCTCTGATCATATCCATAAGGCTCTGTGTTCCGACAACTGTTTCACTTCCGGCTTCACCACCTGCCAAGAACTGATTTGACTTAGCATTGTAACCGAAAATAGTCGGCTGATTCATGATCATACCATCGTCCATTGCTTTCTTATACCAGTCAATACCAAAGTGCGGTACACTTGGCGGTGTCAAGCTGAAAGAACCACTGATTGAAATATGTGGTAATTTCAAATGTGGCAATGACCACGAAAAATTGAAGAAACTTTTAATTCTGTTTATAGCGTTACTTACAATGTTCTTTGCTGAATCCATGATATTAGAAAACTTATTTTTAATATTTCCAAGTATATTGGTAACTGTCGAATAGGCATTGCCAAGACCATTTGAAAATGAATTTTTGATTTCTGATATCCTGTTTGAAACTGCCTGTTTTGCTTCTGACATTTTCGACTTGAATTTATTGGCTACTGCCGACAATTTTCCACCTGTCAGATTATCAATGAATGTGTACCCAGCTGAATAATACCCTTTTACACCTTCCATTGCAGCAGCTGCAATTCCCTTGATTCCACCGCCATGTTCAGAATATGCATTTTTCATGTTTTGCAGTTTTTCAGACACCGTATCTTTTGCAGCCTGCATTATAGTACCCATCGTTCCCTTGATCTGTGAAAACTTATCTGAAACAACTTCTTTCATTGCTGAAAACTTCTCTGATGCAGCATCTTTCAAGTTTCCAAAGAACTCTTTAACAACTTCGATTTTCTCACCAATAGCTGCAACAAAATTCGCAAACGCTTCTTTGACTGATTCCCATACATTTTTGATTGAATCCCATATAGCTGTCACTGCATTACGAAAATCTTCGTTTGTATTCCAAAGGGTTACCAGTGCCACAACAAGACCTGCAATTATAGCAATCACCGCAACGATTGGATTAGCTGACATTGCAGCAAATAACCCGGTCATTGCAGTTTTCACATTGTCAATGATCTCTCCAATCTTAAAAGCGACCGCCAGTGAACCAAGCGTTGTAACAACTCCTAAAATAATCGGTGATAATGTAATGAGAATATCAATAAAACTCTGTATATCACCAATCACTTCTATTGCTTTGGTTGCAAAATCTCCAAGCCCCTCTATAAACTCTGTTACACCGTCCATTCCTTTTTCAAAGAATGTTGTAAAATCAATTTTTTGAATCCAGTCAAATACCCTTTGTAGGGCATCACCGACAGACGTTGCAAACGCATCCCAGTCTATTGTTTCCATCCAGTCTGACAACTGCTGTAAAAATCCCATAACAGTAGGTGCAAGTTTTGAACCTACTTTTGTAAGGATATTTTCAAACAATGCCTGTACTGAACTCCATGAACCTGATATTGTAGTACCTGCTTCAAGTGCTGTTGTTCCGGTTATACCTAAGTTATCCTGAATCTTGTGAATAGCTTCAATCATTTGGTCAAACGTTACGTTATCCAAACTTTCAATCTTTTCACCAAGTACACCTGAATCATTTATCAATCTGATCATTTCAGACTGTGTACCACCATAACCAAGTTTCAGGTTATCCAACATCGTGTAATTTTGCTTTGCAAAACCCTGATAAGCGTCCTGTATAGAACCTATGTCAGTACCCATCTTGTTAGCGTTATCTGACATATCTGTGATAGCAAGGTTGGTCAGTTCAACTGCTTTTGCAGTATCACCGCCAAGACCCTGAATCAGTGAAGCAGCAAATGACGTTGCTGTATTCATGTACTGATTTGAACTCATCCCGGCTGTCTTATATGCCTTTTCAGCATAGTCAATCAGTTTACCGGAACTGTCTTTGAATAGTGTTTCAACACCACCAACCAACTGTTCATATTCAGCATAGTGACCAACCGCTGATTTTGTCACATCTGCCATTTTTTCAGCTAACTGTGTACATCCTGAAATTACTTTTGTGATTGCTGTAGATGCTAAATTCGCAAGCGTGGCTTTCCATGTCGTAAATCCACTGTCTGCATTCTTGGCAGCTTGTCCGGCATCTTCTACTGAATCACCTGCACCATCTGCCTTTTTATCAACATCTTCCAGTGTTTCAGCTGTGTCCTTTGCAGACTTTGAAACCTTTTCAATGTTGTTCACCGCATCAGCGTAATTGATCGTTATTTTTCCGACCAACGAAAAAATATCCAACGATTAGCCACCCCCTTTCCTTAATCTGTTACTATGTATCATGGCAATCATTAAACTGTTGGAATTTCAGCAGCAGTCTGTTCCTGATCTACACTTACACCCATAGCGTCAGCAACATCATTTGCAAATGCAATGATTTCAGCAGCACCAAAGAATGCACGAACAATTTTAATAAATTCTGTAAATTTCATTTCTTTCAGTTCATCAACTGTTACCTTTGTACCATCATCATGCTCCGTACATCCGGCAAAGAATGAATAGATTTCATTTCTTGCTTTGGCAAGATTTCTGATCAGAACACCACAAATCTTTGTTGCCATTACAACACCGATATCTTTCAGTTCAATAGATTTTTCCTGAATCTTTTCAATCTGTTCTTTGTCGAACAGTCCAATGATTTCTTCTGAACCGATTGCACTCAATACCGCACAAAAATCAAAAACGTTGTCAGTTACTAATTCTTTAAATTTAATATTTTTCATATTTATCTAAATCCTTTCTTCTTATCGCATCATTAAAGCCGTTGTTTTTCTTAATTCAACTTTTAAGAAATCCACATAACTAAGCTGTCTGTTTAGTACCTGTTGATACTTATAAAATTCACATTCATCTGTAAGATCAACACCTGAATCTTCCAGTTTTTTGGCATTCAGTTCACTGTATAAACTGTTTACAGTTCCCTTAACCTTTGCATCTAATTTGCACATCCCCTGTGCTTCTGCAACTAAAGCTAATACCTGATTTCTCACGACACCTCTTTTATGCTCCAACTCTAAAAGTTCTGATTCGATCTCGTTGAATGCTTCATCAGTAATTGTTGTTGATGCAATTTTTTGTCGTAATTCATCAACCTCTGTTTTCAAATTTTCCTCTGTATACAAATTCTTTCACCTGCTTTCTGTTATTTATGAGAATGTAAGTGCACCATGCCACAAACCATGATCTAAATTTTTATTCTTTTCATTGTTCTTTTCAATTCGCTGTGCTTCGATCTCGTTAATACGTTCCTGTGTTTGATCATCAATAATCAGCGTTGCTTTAAGAAGTTCCAGAATGGCATCTTCCTCATATTCATCTAAGTTCTGCCAATAAATCGTATAATTTTCACTTGGGTACTTTATCGCATAAGCTGCAAGACTGATAAATGTATCAAATATCTTTTCTTCTTTTTTTCCATGTGAATCTGCTTTATAAAATGCTACCTGATACTTATTATCTAATTTAATTCTTTTATGTTCCGGTAAGTGTGCATTACGCTCTAATACATACTTGTGTATCACTCGTATCATTGTTGGGTTGTCAGCATTCTGAATCACTGCATCTGTAATTTCTTCAACAGTCAACGGAAGTTCTGCTTTAATTAGATTCATAAAATTCAGATCAATCCGGCTACCATCAGAAGCATAAAACTCTTTTACCTCTTTCATATAACCGTCTTTTTCTTCCTGAACTTTTTCTTCATATTTTGCCTGTGCGTCAGCTATTTCCTGATTGAATGTATCAATAATTTTCTGATACTCCTGCTGATAGGCTGTTTCATCATCTTTCCACCCCTTATCCTTAAGCCGTTTCAATGATTCATCCCGGTTCATCAAAGCATCCTGAACATCATAATATCCTGTGTTAATTGCTTCTCTTACGACCTTGATATACTTTTCAAGTTCCATTCGTTTATCATCCTTTCTTTGATATATTCGTTATATATCAAGTATATCAGTATGTGAATCATAAATCTTCTGACACTTCTTTAGAACATGACAGAAAAAAAATAGAGCAGTATTTTCATACCGCTCTACGTCCTATAATTCGCCATATCTGACGTTCTGACAATCCATATATTTCAACCAATTCAGGAACTTTGACACCGCTATAATATGCCTGACAGATTTGTTTATTTCTTTCCTGCTTATCCTTTGGTGTACCTACTGCCGGAAAATAGACTGTTTCCCCGGCAAGCATTACAGACATTTTTATGTAGGTATCTAAATCAACCAACGATTTCAATTTGTTCAATGCTTGTTCATTCTTGCTGATAATATCACCTTCCTGTGTATTCCGCTGATCTATCGTTTCTTTCTTCTGTACCGTTTAACTGTTGGAGCATTTACAGACAATAGAATAATATCTGTGTCTTTCAGTAGTTCCGAAAGCTGTAATTGGGTCATATAATGTTTTACAGTTGTACCACCAACAACATATTCAACTTTTAATTCTCCGGTCATGCTGACATCATCTGAACTCTCAAATGTGGTTGTACTTCTGATCTGTTTGTACAATCCCGGAATGCATTCGGGTATAACTCTCTTAGAAGTTTACCGTTCACCGTTCTCCGGTAAGACTTATCAATATAATTAATCTTAATTTTCACATTTTCCAATTTTTCAATCTGTTCTTTCTTCATAGTTTCCAACAACGTGGCTCTGATCTCTGATTCTTCATCTTCAACCTGTTGTTTCCTCTGTTGAATCTCATATAACTGATTCATTAACTGTTCAATCTGTTCACTGTTGTTCATTTGCTCTATCACCCACCTGTTTAAAAATTCTTCATTTCCCTGTTCAAATGCTTTTACTGCTTCTTCATGCTTGGTGTATATCCACGACCTTGACCGCTTCAATTCTTGTGCAGCACGTTCAGGTGTATGGAACAGAAAATAAATCTGATTCAGAACCCTTATATAAGCTATATAATGCACATTATTCATTAACTGCTTAAACTCATATATTGATTTCCAAAGTTTTGCATCTTCTTCCTCAATTTCCTGTTCCAGTGCTGCAATCTCCGTTGCGATGTCACAAATACGATCAGTGTTATGACTGGTCTGAACACGTTCAATAGAAGTATCAACCGTTTTGACTGTCCTTGCTTTTTCAATTAGTTCTTCCTTACGTCTGATCATATTGTTTATATACTCTTTCTGTTCGAGTAATGTTTTTAAATATTTTTCTGCACCTGTCATTATTTTCCACCTTATCTGATAATAGACCGGGCATTATATACAATGATCTGTTTTCCTGTATTCCAATCATAAAACCTGTTTTTCAGATCATACAATGTTACCGCTGATAATAACGGATGTTTTCCCCGGCACACGCTTGATAACACCTTTGAACTATATGTTGTTTTACTCATAATTGCCTGAAATCTCATGTTTTCCAATCCCTGTAATACCGCCAACTGTTTCAAGAAAGATTGCTTTCTTGTCCTTTTATCATTGATAAACTGCATATAATCAAACGGAAAATCAAACGTTATATCATGCTCATATGCGTATTTTTTCATTCTGTAGGCTATTTCATTCGAACCGCCCTTTGTCATGTTCTTAATGCCCTTATATACGTCTGTTCCAACGCATTCCCGGCAATAATATGCACCATCCGAATAATACAGTCTTGTTACACGTTTTGAACACTTAGGGCAAAGAAAGAACCGTTTCTGACCGTATCCGGTTTTTTGATATCCAAATATCAAAGTGTGATTCTTACCCCGGCAATCTGTAAATGTTGCTGATTTTGCATCATGCTTTATTTTCTCTTTGAACTGTTTGACCTCTATACACTCCATATCATCACCCCTTTCGTGCGCACGTGAGAGATACCCGAAATACTTAAGGATTTTTCATATAACCGCTTTTTACATCACAATGAAGAATTTACCGCATACCTCTGAAATGCTGTAAAATAGCGGTTATATGAGCCTGTACAACTATTTTCTCTTATCTTTCGTCAGTTCACTTAACATGCTATGAATACATTTCAAGTCTACAAGATTACACAAAAACAGCATTTCTTTGATCTCATTTATTAGTTTTTCTGTCTGTGTCATATCTATTACCGCCATTTCTAAACTACTGGAATCTGTCTTTTATGCTGATCATTCCAAGATGGGTTGAAATCATTTATTTCTTCATCCCATACAGGGAAAACAAAAACGGTATTCCCAGTATCAGCGTTCAGCCAGTCCAAAAACATATCATATACTTTTCTTGTCCGGTCTGCCGTGTCATAACGTGCAAGTTCGTGATAATTAAGTACAGAAGCATTTTCATGTTTTTCCGCTACGATCTGCAACAGGTTCAATGATGTTGTATTGATAGACCTGCCATCATCACCGATCTGAATAAATCCAATCATGTCAACCGCAGCTGTCATTTCTCTACTCTGATCTGTTATAAATTTTTTCATATACCCAACAACTCCTTTCTCTGTTCTTTGATAAATTTAATTTCTGCATCTGCATCACCTACCAATGAATAAAACTCTTTAAATATTGGCAGTAGCTTCATATACATTTCATCACTGCAAGTACATAGCTTTTCAGCAATATCCAATACGATCATGAACGTTTCTACTGTTTCCGGCTCTGCATTATTCAACAGAATAAACATTTTGTTCTGTCTTTCAACATATGGATGTTTTACAAGTGCTTCATAGTGATTCATAATTATATCTGTATTCTCCCTTCACACATTTTTCCTGTCTTAATATGATGTAAAGCCTTTTCTTTCATTGGCTCTATCTGATCAAATGAATTTAAAAACATATTTACCCGGATGCAGTTATCATTCGGTTCATGTATAAAGCACACACATTTGTCAATATCTTCAATGTTGATTGTCCATTCAATTTTGTATTTTCTTATCATGTAATCTAAGACTTTACTCATATTTTCCACCTCTATTTTTTACAGCTACACAGCTACAGATTTTCCTATTTCTTTATATTTTTCTAAATAAATAATATATACATAGAAATTTAACCTATAATAATTAGAAATTATAAAGAAGTTATCATTTTTTGTAGCTTCTGTAGCTGATTCTAAAAATAATTGAATTTACAATATTTTATCAGCTACATATAAAGCTACAACAGCTATTAAAGCTATATTTGTTTATAAAATCTTACCTGTTTACCGTTTACTCTTGTATTCTTACTTTCAACCTGAAACATTTCAGCTACAGTTTTACCAAAAGAAATTTTTGTTTCCGGTTTAATACCGCAATCATTGCAATATAGTTGATATCTTGTAAATATGTCCTGAACTGTTTCCCTGAAAATATACCCTTCTTCCTGTTCTGCAAAAAATCCTTTTATAGGATTATTCATCAAATCATATTCTTCTGCCATTTGTTCTGTTGCATCTGATTTTGAAAATCCCTGATTTTCAATGATTCTTTTCAGTCCTTCAACACCTACTCTGATCAAATATTCAACTGAACTTTGTTCAACAAGTTCATATCTGATTTTAGGGTTGTAATCCGGGTCAATTTCACCACTTGGTAAATACTTTGTAAATCTTGCATTGAATGGAATAATTACAAGCCTGTTTAATACCGCCCCGGTCTTATCTTTCATTCTTGGTATGTCATTTGCTGAAAACAGCAGCTTCACATAAGGGTTAAACTCAAAAGGGTCTTGCCCTTTTCTTTCTGCTTTGATTCTGTTACCTGAAACTACTTTCTTGAATGTTGCCACCTGTGAACCTTGCAGGAAATCATCACCAATATCATCACCGATATTTGCCAGTTTTCCGAACATCATTGATGTGCTGAACCTGTCCCCTAATTCCTTAAGGTCAAGTGCTGATATATTCCCATCACCAAGAATTGCCTTGACACAATCAAGGAATGTACTTTTACCGTTATTTCCTTTTCCTGTTAGCATGAATGACTTTTTATAATCATTTGCCCTGTAAAAGCAATAGCCAATGCATTCTTCCAGTAATGCCCTGATCGGTTGATCACCGCAAGCTAATTTGTTCAGTGTATCATCAGCAAGTTCACTGTAGGCTTCCGGGTTATAGTCCCAAGGTATTTGATTGGTAATAACCAAATCAGGGCTGAATGGTTGCATCTGTCCGGTCACAATATCCAACACACCATTCCTGAATGCTATATAACGTGCATCTGCCTGTGCTTTACACTCTGTAATATCTCTCAAACAGTCAAACACTTCCGCTTTTTGATTTTTCTTTATATCTGGTATATTTTCCCTTATGACAGTACCTAAATTTTCACCTTCTACATATATACCATTTTGGTAGATATGTAACTGATTATTTATCTTTACTACATGATAGTTATTCTTAAGCCATGTTGCAAAACGGTCAAACAGGAATGTCTTATCACAAAAGAATACAGGTTTTTGAAATGCTTCATCCCTAAGAATCACTTCCAGTTCATCATCAGATAACGGCTCTTTCAGAACAAATCTGTTCAGAATCCTGATACATTCTCTTGTATCATCAACACTAAAATCATTTGATGTAAGTGTCAGGATATAATTGAATAATGCCTGATTGCGTCCGTCACCTGCATCCATATCAAGAAAGTCAACCGCTGTACGAACCGGGAACAACCATTTTGGAACTTCCTGATATGTTCCACCTTCTTCAATGTCCCACTCAATAAAGCGTTCTTCACCGTCAATCTTGATTACTTCATATGATGAACGTGTACCAAGTTTTATATCTGCTGTCAGACCAACCGCAAGCGGTACATGTGTCCTGTTCCTTGTAATACTATGATTCTTAAATAAAAAATGTCTGCCCCGGCTTGTACAATACACCCGGCAATCAAGCTGATATTCTTCCACAATGTTCATTAAAATTTCAGACTGTTCAGCATCGTCAATATCTATCAGGATGGTATCATCAGCAAGAACACCACCGAACCCTTCAAGATTCTTCACTTCGTCATAAGTGCGGTATTTTGTCCGGTCTTTGAATGCTTCAATAGCTTTCTTGCCTTTTGTCTTTATGTACCCTTTGTACAAAGTATTCATTTTCTTATCTCACCCCTTTCCATAATTTATTTTTATAAAATACATCCCTTTGGTTTTGGTTACATCTAAAAATTTTCACGGTGCTGCAACACCTCTAAATATTGATATACTTCTGATATTTTTCTTTGACTGAATCAGTAGCACCACTTTTATAAATCTTTCTGATGTCACTGATTGTTTCGTCTTTCAGAAGTTTCAACCAATCAATTAAATCTCTGCTGCTGTTGGCAAAGCTGCAACATTTACCATCAGCATATTCAATCCGGTATCTCATTTAATCACTCTCCAACTCAATAATATCTTGCACCTGAACATTTAAAGCCTTTGCAATTTTTCCAACTGTAGCTGTTTTGCATCTTTCCCCAGTTGATATCCTTCTGTATGTCTGATATGAAATATCTATCTTTGCACATAAATCGTAAGGATTCATACAGGCTGATGCTAAAGCAATCTGTAATTTAGAATTATTAACTATCATTTTTACACCCTCTTTCGCTCAATCACTATTGTGATTTGTTTTGTTATTGCAATCTTATCACTATGGTGTTATCATGTCAATAACAAAAGTGTTTATATTTTAAGTGGGTTGTGTTATTCTAGTTATCAACAGGAGGTGGCACAACTTGGAATTTAAAGACATACTATATTCACTTAGAACCAAACACCATTTATCACAAAAGAAATTAGCTAATGATTTAGGAGTTGCACAAGCATCTGTAAATTATTGGGAAAAAGGACAACGAACCCCTTCTATTGATGCAGTACAATCTATTGCTGAATATTTCCATGTTACGGTAAATGATTTACTTGGTGGAGTTATTGAGGAAAGTAAGGTAAATATCAAAAAGACTACTACTTTTTTAGATTATCTTTCTTCTCTTGGATATGGTGTCGGAGAAAGTGAACATAGTGATTACCAAATTCATGTAAAGAATTCTGATATTTATATTGATCTTTCTATCGAAGATATGAAACTTTTGGAAAATAGTAGCAAAACAAATATAGACAATACAATCAAATTATTAGTAGCTACTAAGACAAATTAAACTGTTTGATCATTGACAATATAATATATTTAACCGTGCAGCCGGGGGACGTGCTCTCATCTGATCTGAGCCTTACAGAAAGGGTGATTATTATGAGTACATACGAAGAATTGCAGATAATACTTACTACAGCATTACTAATCGTTGCGATTTTGACTTATACACATAAGAAATAGCCGTCCTGCTCTCTGGAAAAGTTTAGGAACGGCTATCTCTATGATAACTAAGTATTAAATTTTGCCGGGTCGGGTGAGTTGCATTCACCTTCCGGCTGCCTTGTTAAGTATATTATATGTCAGTATTTCAAATTTGTCAAATAGTCAAAAACCGCCCCTGACGGCAATCAGGAACGGTATTTGATAGATGTAACCCATAAACCCAATAAAGGAATATGCGATACTTCCGAAACCAAAATCAGTATAGCACATTCCTTTATTAAATGCACCCATTTTCAATGAAAGGAAGTGCTATTTATGCAAGGTGGAGTAAGAAAAAGAGGTACAACATGGTCATATTATTTTGACCTTGGAAAAATTGACGGTAAAAGGAAGAAAAAAGAAAAGGGTGGATTCAGAACCAAGAAAGAAGCTGAACAGGCATTGACTGCTGCTATGAATGAATACAATAATGCCGGGACTGTATTTGAACCGACAGAAATAACGGTTGCTGATTACCTGAATCAGTGGTTTGATCTGTACTGTAAGACCAATCTGAAATATAACACCCAAGTAGGGTATTTAAGAATCATTCAAGGGCATCTAATTCCAAAATTTGGTATGTATAGATTAAAAGCAATCACCCCAGCAGTATTACAGGAGTACGCTGTTGAATTAAAAATGAACGGTAATTCAAAAAGTCATTTAGTTGGTATTTTATCTGTATTCAGTGCAGCATTGAATTATGCAGTTGAACCAATGCACTATTTACAGTCTAGCCCCATGCAATATGTGAAATTTCCAAAGGTTGAAAGAAAACCACGTGAACGAATTGTACTGACATTAGATGAATGGTGTAAAATTCGTGACAGATTTCAAAACACCCGGTACTATATACCTTTAATGATCGGATTTTATACAGGCTTACGAATATCAGAAACATTTGGTCTTACTTGGGATGATATTGATTTTGATAAAAGAAAAATATCTGTAAATAAGCAGATTGTAAAACGTAACTTTGGGGCAGATGTAAGAAAGGTTGTTGAAAAGAAAGGTAAGAAAGAACAGCGTTCATCTTGGTACTTTACTACACCAAAAACATTTACTTCTGTTCGTGAAGTCCCTTTTGGTGAAACACTATATCAGGCATTGAAAAAGGAAAAGGCTGAACAACTCAAGAATGAAATGAAGTATGGGGAATATTACACGATTCATGTTAAAAAGATTGAAATTGATGAAAAAGGTAATGACATGATCAGGGTTGTACCTATTCAAAAATGTGTTGAAAGTCCACTACAGCGTATTAGGTTGGTGTGTGTTGATGAAAACGGTCAGTATACTTCCACTGATTCATTTAAGTATTGCAGTAGGGTTATACACCATGAAATGCATCTTGCCTTTGATTATCACAGCTTAAGGCATACACACGCAACACTGTTGATTGAATCCGGTGCTGATGTTAAGAATGTTCAGACACGATTAGGACACACCAACATAGAAACTACATTGCAGACCTACGTGCATGATACTGAAAAAATGGCTGAACGTTCTGTTGATCTCTTTGAAAAAATCACCCAAGCAAAAACGTCATAAATAAAAATAGTGGGAGTGAATCCGCTGATTGTTCAGCGTGTTCACTCCCTTTTCTTTGTTCAGTGATGATTTTAAAAATTACGGTGGCAAATGGGTGGCAAATAGACTGAACTCCACTCATAAAAGCCTGTAAAACCGCTTATTTACGTGATAATAAACAAACTGTCTCCACATGCACACTCTGTGGGAACT